TGATGATTCCGTTGAACGCGACCACCTGACCACTGGAAATCTGGAAGCTCGTGATCGGCCCAGGAAGCGTAATGCCAGCGGGGATAGCCACTGTGGACCAAGAGCCGCTGATTCCATTACCGGTGATCGAAGTGAAAGTGGTGACGGCAATCGTGGTGATCGCAACGAATGGGCCAGTGGTCAACGCGGTAGAGGTCACGAGCTGGAAGCCCGCATTGCCCATCGAATACTCGGTTGCCAGATTAGATTCTATGCTCATATGTCCCAAATTTTACGGATCTGATTCTTGCTGAAAGTGCTTTCAAAGCGGGTACCCTGCCGGTCTTCCATCCGGCTAAAGCCCTGCTTTACCTTGTCCTTGAGTTCGGCTTCGCGGGCAAAACCGGTAACCCCGAAGCGGGCTACCGGCTGCCTCGTCCAGCGTTCACCCTTGATAACAAGAGAATCGGTTCCCATTGGAGCGATTTGCTCCAAGGACTTGCCTTTGTTCTCGAAGGTGTAGATCGGCATGTTAAGACTCCATCTCGCTGTCGTACTCGGAAACCATGTTTCGCATACCTTCTTCGTCCATTGGTTCCATTGATTCCTTGCCGGCCTTCTCGTATTCGGCGGGCATACCGTTCACGCTCTGGATCTCAACGTAAGCCTCACCATTTTCAAGCTTCTTGAGAATACCTCGAACTTCCTGTAGGACAACTTCATCACCAACCTCGGGGGAAGCCTGTTGGCCATCTTCCGTGTCAGTGGAAAGAGCCTCGACTGGAATCGCAATCATTGGCGCATTGTTGTCAGCCTCATCACATCCGCAAGCGGAATGAGAAGGGGCACCACCGATTTCTCGACGATGCCCCTTTGGGCCGACGGCAATCACCATGATGGTGGCCGTCTTGGGTCGCATATTACAGCGTGGTAGAGGTCTTCGTACGATGCACCAAGTACCAGACTGGGTTAGCAGTGGAGCCAGTGTTACCAGCGGCCAAACGCAGAGTAGCGAAGTACAACTTCACACCAACGGTGACGAGCTGGTTCAACGGATCGCTCTTATCGGGGGTATCGGTGATCACAACCTTCGGGGACAACGGATCATCACCGGTCAAGGCAGGGATACCGAACGACTCGTTACCGAAGAAGAACGAGGCGATGATGTCCTTGCTAACCGCCAGACCGCCACCCGCGGCGGTAGCCTGATAGATGAACTCATCAGCCGCAGTACCGGAGCCGGTGCTGACAAACGAGTTGGTCTGAGTGACAACGCGGCAACCGTAGATGGAACCCACCTCGCCCTTGTAGAACGGGGTACCCTTGTTGCCGTAGTTGGAAGCGTTCAACCAATCGGTATCGCGCATCAAATCACGGGTAACACGAGGATCGGTCGCCAAAACGTAGCCACCGTTGATCATCGGAGCGCGGTTACGCTTCAGGCGGGTCATTGAATCGAGGACAGCAGAAGCGGTCATCGTGGTGTTGGCGGCGGTCGTATCGCTGTTCAACGCGGAGAAGGTCTGAGTGGTCAGCGTAGCGGGGTTGCCGTACACCTTGATACCACCGGAACTTGCAACAGTGTTACAAGCATCTGAGTTATCGAACGTACCACCACCCTCGGCGGCGGAACCGATAGAAGAACCGCTCGCAGTGAGGTTAGATCCGATCAGGGTGTTACGAATGACCGAGTCAACCCAGAGGGCCATGTCCAGACCGGAGGTCTTGGTGGCCTGCTGGAGGGAGTTGAACAGGTCCGTAGCGCGGAGGATGTCGGTCAATCCGATCACCTGACCGTACTGAGCGAGGCTCTTGCTGAGGCTGTTGAGAACAAGGGAACGATAGTTTCCAGAGCTGATAGGAGTACCTTCAGAACTGATGGTCTGGACACTAGCAACGCTCGGCGAACCGAAGCGGAACATCGTGATGGCCTGGTTACCATTGTTCTTGGGGATCGGAGCCTTCATGGAGAACTGATCAAGAATCGTCTCCTGTTGGACGATCGAGAGAAGCTCCTTGCTGAAGAAGTTCTGGAACTGAAGTGCAATACCGGTTGTACCGGAAGTGGTGATGGGCATATTTTAGTTGTGGTTGTGCTATTGGTTGCTTTCCCGATCGAACTCTCGTGCGGCTCTCATGAGCGCATCCCGTTGCTCCTTCTGGGATAGCTTGGAAAAATCCTTTTCCTCTGCTTTGAGTTGTCCTGCCGGAACGCTTTTACCAATGGCGGTCTTCTGCTGGAGCTTGTTGAGCTGTTCTTTCAGAGACTTATTCTCGGCTTCTACAGACTGATATCGACCCGCAGTATCTTGGAGCTTCATCAATTCTACCGCATGGGCTAACCCATTGGGCAGCGTTGTTAAGATCGGAATGCGCTGCAACAACTCAACCGTTCGCTTGTACTCGTTACTAGACTGATCCTTCAACCAAGTCTCTTTCTCGGACAACTTGTTGAAATTATCTGCCCATGTCCTCGTAAAGCGTTCCTGTTGAACTTGCTGCTGCTTAACACTCACGGTCTTACGGACGCCATCAGCCTTGGCTCGCGCTGCCTTGGCCAACTGAGAGTCACCATCCGCATCGAATTCCTTGGCCGCAGCCTCGTAATCCTCAGCAGTGTAACCCTTCTCGTCCCGAAAAGAATTGGTATCAGCAACCGTGGATTGCTCCCGTTGCTTGATCCACTCTTCCCGTTCACGCTTCACCGCCTCGCGCTCGGCCCTGATAGCCTCCTTCTCAGCGTTGATTTGTTCCCAGGTCTTGGTCTTTCGATTCTGATCCTGGGCGAATTTGCTCTTCTGATCCTTCGGCTTCTCCTCCTTCTGCTTGGCCTTGGAATCGGTCTCTGACTTACTGCTCGTGCCTACATCATCTTGCTCGCGGTTATTAACCTCTTTACTGGCACTCCCCTCATTGGAGGAATCTTGCTCAACCGAAGCTGACTCGTTTTTATTTTGAGTCTGCTCCCGTGGTTGGCTGTCGATATCGACACCAGCATCGTGATCATTGGCCAAAGCGAGCATCGCATCGGCACTCATTGTTTCATCTGACATATTGTGCTTGTATTCGTTTGCTGGTCCGCACAGACGCAGCAACCGCAACTTTGATCCTATGTATTCGTGACAGAATCCGGATCATCTTCCTGTCCCGTAATTGATTCTCGGTCGGCCATCATCTCGATGACCTTCACAAGACTGGCCTGACCCATTGCAAATCCAGAGGAGTATTGCAAATGGTTTCTGTCCGTAATTGCAGAAGCGTTCTGCATAAGAACAGTGTTCAGGAGAGCGTCCTTGAACTTTTTTCCGGTCTCGCTCTTGAAAAAGTTATTGAGGGTGGTCGCGTCATCCCTGTTCCAAGGAAGCGCATCGACCCAGCATTGATGCCGGCCAAAAGTCCATGCGGCGCGGACTCGTGAAATGAGTGAAATCATCACTTAGCCTTCTTGCGACCGGCTGCGGCGCGGCGCATGAACTCTGCGGCCCCAAGATTCTTGCGACCAATGTATGCCGCGAGAGCTTTGGGATCATCCGCGCCCTCCTTCTTGAGTTGCGTTGCCAGTTTGCTGAACTTCGATTTCTTTTTCATAAATCTACCATGCCCGACATGACCAAGTTCTAGGTTTCGTAGGATCTTTCGCCGTATCGCAGTTGTGCCTCGCTCGGAAGCTCTTGCGCCGCTCCGGATCGTCCTTCTTAACCTCCATATTGGGATCACCAAAACGAACCTTGATCACCGTGCCCTTCGGATTGCGGACGTACACCGCTTTCTTCTTGGACTCGCCCGGTGTGTAGAAAGGTTTGCCTAACGATACTTTCTTTCCTTGGTACTCGGCCATATCAAGATTGGAATAGCGGTGAATCCTGCAACTCCTTGATGTTCTCCTGCCTCTTAGCCTTCTGGAACCTGATCTTCGGTGCTACACCCTCCTCAAGCTGCTCCATTAACGGAGCTTGGGGCTGGGATTGCACCGGAATCGAGGTCAAAACGGGCTGAGGCTCCACAATAATAGCGGTCATAGCGTAAAATTCTCCGCACCAATCGAAATCCAGTACAGTGGGCCAGCAAGTTGGCCTACTGGTGGGCGGAAACCGCCGGCAGGTCTTGTCGGAGGCTCGATATCGGCAATCTTTGCAGGTCATAGCTTATTGAACCATCTGCGGCTCTGGTACGGCGGGCGGCATCGGCATTTGGGGCTGCTGCTGCTGCAACAAACCGCTGCTGGTCAGGAACTTCTGGATCTCAGCCCGCAATTTCCGCGCTTCATTGGTAGCCACCTGCTCGTACCCCTGCAACAGGCTGTCAATACGCACCATGAACGCATTCTTAGAAGCCGGACTGAACTGCTGACCCTGTTGAATGGCGCCATTCAGGTACTGCATCAGCACACCTATACGGCCCGCGAAGTTCTGACCCGGTTTAGCCGGCACCGGGATGCCGATTAGCAGTGTCGGGATCGTCTTGGTCTCGTCCTCCAGCTCATCCTGCTGCTTCTGACCTGGATCCCGTATCAGTTTTTTGATCAGGCTCGGGTCATCCAGCTCCATAATGCTCTTATCCAGCTCCACCTGATCCACCCAGGGGCTGTTCTGGAAGAGTTGCTTACGGTTAATGGCCTGCTGAACCATCATCTGCCGGCTGACCATGTCCATACCGCCCTTCGGTTCCAGCTCATATTGATCGTGCAATGCCACCGGATCCGCATCCAGCGAGTCCTCCGCGAAGCGGTATCGTAAACTCTTGGAATCATACTGAACATAAAGTCCCCAAGCTTGCCGGTACATCTTGCCCAGTGCCATACGGAATAGTCGCGCCCGCAGATCCCCACTCTGCATGGCCTGAGCATTGATACTCTGGATCTCGGTCGCCGTCCGCCGGTCACTACCCCCGCCCATCGCACTACCCATCGCGTAATCCGGACTACCGATCCGGTTCTCCGCCACCGCCCGAGTCTGGTTCAGCTCCTGATCGAAGCTCACCGGGGGCTGCGGCATCTGGACCGGGGCCACGCCATACGGCAAGATTTGCCCGGGTGAGAACCGCAAGTTGATACTGTTCGGCAGCTCCCGTTCCGCTCGGAATAGCGGGCGATTATAGAGCGTCATCGCATCGTGTTTGTGGTTCCACATCGAGGTCATCGACAACTCGAACGGAGCCAGGATCTCGCACACGCCCCGCGGGCTGAACCATCCCTTGTCCTTGATCTCATACGGGAAGTCCACGAAGGGACATTGGCCATGATCATATGGCAACTCCATCGGATCCCGCAGATCCATGTCCACTGCCGCGGGGCTATACAGGTAAACCTCCCACACCCCGTCATCCCGCTTCTTGTACACCTCCCACACAATCACCCCATCGGTATTGCTCGTGTAAGTGATACCCTCACGAAGTTGCTTTGCGTCTTCCTCGGTCGCTGCCCCTGGCACGTTATCGTCCTGCTGCGGATTACCCCGAATCTTCTCGATCGTCTTGGAATCGCTCTTCCACCCGAACTGCCCAGCCATCCGCTTGTACGCCCCCACACTCATCGGCATCACATGCACCGCCCAATCTGCATCCTGCAAATCCACGGTGTATGCCGGCACAATAAAATACATCGGGTCAATCGCCTCAAACCCCACTCGCTTATCACCGGGATTCCAGAAGCACTTGATCACCCCGCGCCCGCTCATCAGCGTGTAATCCACCCAGCTCAGGACTTCGTCCGTAAAGTTCGTCTTGTCCCGAATCTTATAATTGAACCAGTCCTCCGCCACCTTCGTATACGCATTCAACTGCTGGCGCATCGGAACAAAGCTGGCCACAACATCCATGCCCAACGCCTGCTGGAGGAACAGCGGCTTGAGCTTCTCGATCGCCGTATCAATGAGCGGCCAATGCAGATCCGCGGCCTTGGGCCAGGGCTTATTGGTACGTCGCAATCCGTGATGGCGTAACTCATACCACCGCGTCTGCCTTATCTCCCACGGGCTTCGCTGGGCAACAGCCTCAACAATCTGGCCCTGCAACGAATTCCGCTGTTTGTCGCTCATCATAAATGTATACCCCTCTTCCTACCCGCCAACCTCGCATCCAGCAAGCGAAGACCCAGTTTCCTCCACCGGACCTATCTCATCCTCCATCCTTTCAAGCAAGCTCCTTCCATCCTCACCCAACGCTTTCAGGTACTCATCCATCCGCTTCCCGCCACCACCGCAAAACGCCAGCACCATAGCATCCGCCCGATCCGGACTATTCACCCCGCGGGATCGTAACTCGTCCTTACCCTCCAGCGTCAGCTTCCCCTTACCATTAGTCCGTACCTTCCTACTCACGAACTGCTGCAATAGAATCTCGTCCGTTCCCACAGGCCCCAGATTCACCTTCGCTTCCTCCACCATCCGCCCAAACTCGATCCACATCTCCGCCGCCCTATTCACGAACTGATCATCCCGAATGGCCCGCTCACCAAAGTTAACCCGCCGCACATCCCAACCCTCGGAGCGGAGGGCATCACACATCACAACCCCCATACCGCCCACATCCGCATAGATATCCGCCGCCTTCAGATTCCACTTCCTGAACTCCGCTATGAACCTACCCACACTGGCCATCGTGTCCTTATCCCGCCACCGGACCAGCCCCTTAACCGTATTACCTTGGCGTATGACGAGGACACTCTCATCACCACCAGCCGAGAAGTCACAACCCGCGGTCAATGGCTGACCCTCCGTATCCTCCTTAGGTGGGCCACTAACCACCCTCTGCCAATCGATCGTCTTTACCGCCGTCAAACTCCCATCGTCCTCCATGAACTCCGCGTAGATCATCGATCTCACAAGCGGATGACCCTCGCCCCATCTGGCGAACTGATCATCAATCCACTCCTTCCGGATATGCGGACAATCGAAAGCCGTCACCGTAAAGGTATTCCACTTCCCATCGTTCCGCCGGAACACATCGTAGAAATAGCCGGAGGAGCCCCCGGGGCTACTCATCAACAGAGTCCGCGTTGGCTGGCACCGTTCCATCGACTGGAATATACCGTCCGGTACCGCCTTCGCCTCATCCACAATATACAGCAAATCATTGCTCGGACCCTGCACATGCCAGCCCTCCGCCTTCTCAGGATTGCTCGCGCTGAACCCTATGCATCTACTCACCAGCTCCTGACCATCCACCTTCTTCGGGTACACATACCGGATCTCTCCATCCTTGATCGAGAATCCATTCTCCTCGCCACCCAATCCATTGATCATCTTCCGAAGATGCGGCCACAGAGCATCGGCCACCTGTCGGTACACACCAGCCGTACATACCACCAAGCTCCCAGGCCAGCGGAGCATGTGCCAGACAACCGCGCTCGCGGCTACCATGCTTGTCTTGCCAGAACCATTCGCGGCCTTGAGTGCTACCTTGGAATGCTTCTCGTTCAACGCTCCCAGCACCTTCTCCTGCCAAGGATAGGTGTCGCGAAGCCCCAACATCATCTTAGGGAAGTTGGCCAAATGTTGTGCCTCCTCCAGGAGCTTACGCTGCTTCCATGCAGGGATATGCGAACCCATTCCTAGTGAAGGGGATTTCTTCCGTTTAATTTGCTTGACACTCATAAAATTGGGTTGGGTGGGGATGGGGGGTATAAGGTATCACCCACCCCCCTCCTGGGTGGTCCCCCGCCCCCGTTGTCCTATTACCATATCCGCCATCCGTATACCGCTATTGCTATTGCTTATCCTATTTAGATTGCCCGCCAAAAGCTCCTAGTAAATTGCCGCTAACTGATAGTTCCTTACCACCTTTACCAGTATGCTCTAACGAGGCGCGGGCTACGTAACCGCGAGTACGCTCGAGCAACCATGCGGATCCTTGCCAGCCATTACCGCATGATCGAACGACTGAGGTAAGGTCATATTCACCACGAGTCCTGGCCGCTTCGATGGCTTCCTTCCTTTCCGGATATCTCAGCAAGTATCGGTTGAAAGTCTTGTCACTCATTCCGGAAAGGGCCCAAAGCCTTTCCATCGGGAGTCCGAGCGATGCGGCATCTAGGACACGTGACCAGTCGGCATCTGCGATAGTCTTGGGATCAGGCCCGTTTTTTTTAGGTGCATCGGAAGGACGTTTTATGGGCACTTTCCCCTTTCCCCCTTTGACCAGGACATCACCCCCCTTTGCTTTCATCCCTTCCCCGATAAACTTTCTTTCCCTTTCTGTATTCTGTCGTTGACTCCCGTCGCATCTCGTTGCATTCTCCCCCCGTGAACCGATCATTGGTTCCCTCTCAAATCATGAAACTTAAACCCTTCCTAACCGCCCTCGCGATCCTCATCGGAGCGTTCCTCGTAATCTCAGCCCTCGCGCTCTGCGTTGCAGAGTTCCTAGTCGGAGGTGTCCTTTGAACCTAATCCCACAAACGGTTACCGCCCGAATCTTCGAAGATGTCGGTGGATACTATTTTTGCTCTTCGGCTTCCGCTTGTTTGGACGCCCGCGGTCGCTTTTTCCGCTCTCGGGCGGAAGCTCTTCGGGAAGCTTACCATGCTATCGGTGGGTATCGGCGCAAGGGTGGAAAAATCGCTTCTCAAGTCTCCCTTGAATCATGGGATCATCTAGATCACACCCGCGCTCTTTCCGTTCGGATTGAAGGAGGGGCCCTTTGAACGGATTCATTCTCCACGAGGATCACGACCGCGTGATCATCGCCACCGGCTTCAATCACCCCTCCGACAACCGGAAAACCGGCGACATGATCCAAATTTGGATCCTAGTCCGTTCTGTGAGTCCCACGGAAGCGATCCGGACGGGACTTGACCGGCTTATCTGTGGATCTTGTGTCCATCGCGGACACGAGGTTGACGGTCGCTTCGGTGTGGAAAGGACATGCTACGTAAATCCCGGGCAGGCTCCGCAAGGTATCTGGCGCGCTTGGCGTGCGGGCAATTATCCTCCCTTGCGCTCCCTTGAAGCTTTCGTGGGCCGCAAAGTTCGCTTTGGAGCCTACGGCGATCCGACATGGATCCCCTTATCCCTTGCGCTTGCAATTGCGGGTGTGGCTTCGGGGTGGACAGGCTACACACACCAATGGCGCAAGCCATCGCTCCAAGGATGGAAAACCCTTTTGATGGCCTCCGTTGACTCGGTCGCGCAACTCGTGATCGCTCGGTCACTCGGGTGGTCTACTTTTCGCGTGGGCTCCGAAGCTAGTGTGGGTGAAAACCTTTGCGCTTCCGATCGCGACGGTACGCCATGCGCCGTCTGTCTTCTCTGTGCGGGTGCTCGCGGCGGTCTCGAGTCTGTCCACATTCCACCCCATGGAAAGGGTGCAACGCATTTTCTCGAAGCCTGAATTTTCCGGAGGATCCATGGGGGAAACTCCGTGGGTTCTGCGGGCAATTTATGCCTAAGCAAAACCATATGAAAGACATCCTTGAAACGTTCAAACGCAATGCCGACCGAGAAAGCCTGAAATCCTCCGTGGGCCGGGCGATTTTTTGCCCACGCTGTGAAAACCTGATGGACTATCGTCGCGCCGTTGAATTTTCCGTCTGGGAAAACGAGACTGGCAAATGCGCCACCGTGCGTGCGATGTGCGCGCCATGCTGGGATGGCGTGCGTGAACTGGTCACGAAGCCCGGTGTGAAGTATCGGGTGGATGTGATCGACGGAAGGAAGCTTAAGTGAAGCCCTTACTTCGTGTCCTAGGGTATCTTGCCCTTTGCCTGCTATTCACCCTCCTGCTGGTCATTAGTGCCCTTGCCGGGAACGGTAAGTAAACCCAAGCCATTCACCACACCCCGTAGGTTCAACCCTGCGGGGTTTTTCTTTGCCTCGAGGGTGTGGACACCCGACACCCGCCTTCCTTCCTTCCTAGGCCGCTTGCCGCTTGCCGCTTGTCTAACAGTAGGCCATCGGTTTTTCCTTCCTTCCTTTGCCCATAGTCTCGGTTCCTGATTTAACACTAGGCGACCAGGATACCCCCCTAGGACATCCAATGTCCGACCCCGCTATTGGCCTTGGACATCCCGTGTCCGACCCCGTTACACCCGTCCAGGATCCCGCCCATGTGCGCCCCCCCCAGGCATCGAACCTCATGGTGCGGTATTCGGGATTCTCCATACGCCATACGGAATTCGGAATTCGGAATTCCAGAATCGGGAATCGGGAAATCCGGAATCATGGTGCGGTCGAGTAGGCCAATCCAAGCGGTCCTGTTCTAAGCGGTCCAACCCCCGTTCCGCTCCCTACACTCCATCCAGCCATCAAACCCTCTCCTAGACCCCTCCAAGCTCCAGCAATCGACATCCATATCCATCCATCACAACCGCCTTATACCCGATACTTCGTAATCAGTAGAGGGTCATTCAAAAACTGCAGCCGCAGCGTGGGGGCCTTCAAAGCCCCCGAAAAGCTTGCGGCGTAAGCAGTTTTTAACTCCCTAGTAGAGGGAGTGTGAATCTCCCTCTAGGGAGAGTAGTAGTGGCTATGGTAACTCTTTGGGGTGCACTGCAAAATCAACATTCCTTTATCTTGACGCTGGATCGTCCATGACGCAATTTGCTCTTGCTATGAGTTATCTGGACAATGGTTCCACGCTTCGGTCGATGTTCCGACTGACGCCCCCGCAACGCCATGACATCGACCCGGCTAAGTCCGAGGTTCTGGCCTACATAATGTCGAATCTCGCCTGTGAGCTTGGTCGAGCGATCCGTGCCTTCAATTCCATGAGGAACAAGAAGTCTCAAGTCCTTGTTTATGACATGGTTCATCGGCAGTGGCGTGGGTGTGACTGGGTTCCTCCGCAGGATGAGGACAAGGTTTCGTTGCTCTTGAGAACCATCAATGACCTCAAGCGTGATGTTGCGTATCTGAAGACCGCGGTGAAGAAGCATGAACGATCGATTGGCCAACTCGAAAGGAAGCGTTCGGGTAAGCGTAAGGAGGAGGATGAATCGAAGAAGGAGGAGGAGGCTCCTAGCTACGAACCCGTCGTCGATGAAACATTGATGGAAGCAGCGAAAAAAGCCTCTGCCGAGGAGGAAGAGGCTGGTGGAGAAGACTGGTGGAAAGCTATGCGCGCCGCCTTGGCCGATGTGGAGGTGGTTGCGGCTCCTTCAGTTGCGCCCCGGTCATTAGCATCGGGTTCCACTGCTCCCACAGAATACCCTTGGGAGAATGCTGAAGATGAAGTGAGCTAGACTGGAGCCGCGATCCGCGCTTGCAGAAGGCCAACTGGAACCTTCTAGGTTTGTTTTGGCCTACCTCATGCAGAACCGCTATCTCACGCGCCCAGTTGGCGAGTTCGGAGGAGCCGAAGCCTGAGTGGGCCAGTTCCATTGTGGTGAGTGGTTCATTGCTTTCCTTACGCTGAGGTTTGGCAACGTGATGCATCCAGATCCAAGCGACCTTGGTCTCGTGTAGGATGGGCTGGAGTTTGTTGCGAAGGAACACGCTGACCTCGCCCTGGTCCGAAAGGTCACCGCCGAAGTAGCTGAATAGTGGATCGGCCACGATGACATCGAGCTTGGATTTGTGGATGAACCGGCGGGCGTAGGCGAGGAACTGGTCACCGGTACGGACGGCTTCGGTGCGGAAGTGGAGGTTTTCTTGGAGGATAGCGATCTCGCTGACGCTCATGTTGAGTCCTTTGATGACCCCGCGGAAGGCTTCGGCGAGGTCACCCTTGTCGTTCTCGGCCTGGATGACTCCGATCTTCAATCGCTTCACCGGCTTGATCCCGAAGAATTCGAGGCCGAGGCACCAGCGGATGACGATCTGCATCATGAGGCTGGACTTCCCGATCCCGGTACCACCGCTGATGATCATGGAGGAGCCGCGGGTGAGCCAGCGTTTGCCGATCAGGTTGTCGGGATCGTTGTCTGGATCGAAGTTGATGAGGTCTTTGATCGAGACCACCGTGGACTTGTCGTCATCGGTCTCCCGGGAGGTGAGGTAGTCTTCCCATGAAGCGGAGCCGAGGTTAGTGGCCAGCAGCTTTTGCTGGGATACAGGACTACGCCATGCGCCCGGGAGCCGGGAGTAGCGCGAGGGGTTCTTGTTCTTGGCATCGATGCCCGGGATCGACGAGTAGATGATATCCCGGCGGATGTCCCACTCCTTGCGGTTGGGCGCATCTACGCGGACCCAGGCATGGATACTCTTACCACCGCTATCGATGAGTACGGTGATCGGGAGGCCAGAATCGCGGAAGAGCTTCTCCTGTTCAGCCTTGGGCTTGTCATCGAACTCCACCAGGACATGGCGGTACGCGCTGACATCGTTGTCGCTGCCGCTGTAGAGGTTGGGTTTGAAGGGATTGATGCGAACAAAGATCCCCTCGCGTTCCGGTGATAGGATGCGGGATGCCGGATCATCGAAGCGAGCGATCCATTCCTCGATGGGGATGAATGATCCAGCGGTGACTGGCCTACCCTCCTCGACGGCATCACAGATACAGACCACCTCGGTGGGAGCGAAGGCGGCTTGAAGGAACCGCTTGAACTCGCTGGCTTGAGGATCGGGCGCAACCGCTGGTGACGGTCGCTTGAAGGATACCTTGGTGATATCGAATGGAGCGGTTGAGGGGGATACCCCTGATTGAAGGAGATGGCCGGCTGGTTTGGAGTGAGACTTGGAAGCGGCCTCGCGGAGCTTGTGGATGAGTTCGCGATCGGACCAAGGTGGTTGGCAGGATTGATTCCAGCTTGAGAGCAGGGCTAGAGAGTCCGCCTCGGATAGCTGGAAGCCGTGTACGAGACCGACGGCAGCGGTGTAGGTAGTTGAGTGTCCGGACTGACCGGAGACGGCTGGCGGCACCTTGGAAAGCCAAAGGGCCGCACGTTGGTGCGGTGTCATATCGTTGTTTGTTTGGGACCGATCGTTGGGGGCTACTTCATCTTGTCTATCTTCATCAGCCGTTTGATGGCTTGAGTTTTGGGGGAATAGGTTCCGGTCTTCTTGGTGCTGGTCTTGGCGGTCTTCTTGGCGGCGGGCTTGGCTTTAGCTTTCTTCATAGGGTTTGAATTTGGTGTGGAATTCCGAGGTGAGGCGAACGTAGATGTTGCTGCCTCTTTGGTAGATGATGACGGGAGCTTTGAGTTCTGCGAGCCGATACTGGCCAACATGAAGGACTGTGACTACGACTCCAGAGTTGGATCGATTGACGAACCGGGAGGGTGGGAGAGCTGAGGGATTTTCCATATGCGACGTTCTATTGGTTCGGGGTAAGCGATCCAGCCTTTAGCGATGCCCCAAGCAATTATCTGAGCGGACTGCTCGATGAGCCGGCGGTTCTCATCGGTGATGATGGTTCGTTCTTCTTCGGTTATGGGACCAGGTTTCTTGTTATTTGAGAGGCGGGATTCGTACCAGGGTTGCTCTTGCCTTGGGGTCTTCATGCGGTGATGAGGCGTGCAAGGATACAGTTGCAGTAGGAACCCTTGGTCTTGGCGTTGCATCGACCATGATGCACAGGGTTGGAGATGATGTGTGCTGTAAGGTCGCTCGTGAGCTGGACCAGCTCAAGGAGACGAGTGGATGCTTCTGCACAGAGCGCATTGGGGATTCCATCTTGGGTATCTAGTTCGGCTGATAGGATATTGAGCGCGTTGACGAGGTCGTGTGTTGAGGACTGTTTCATTTTTGTTTGTGGACTACGAGTCCGTTGCCTTTGGAATCAACCAGTTCTACGGATCGAACGCTCTCCATGCGGGCCAAGGTCTTGATCATCTCGATGGGATCATGGGCTTGGGACACGCAAGTGAGGTGGATATCACCATCTCCGTAGTTGGTCTTTAGATTCTCTTCGGTTCGATCACGCCGCACTCGGATGGTTCGTCCATCTGAGAGATGGACCACCTTGATGGATTCGACGAGTAAGAATGCGTGACGGCTCATTGCTTGGAGGTTTTACCGCAATGGGGGCAGTGCCGGCCTAGACCGGGATCGGCGGGTAGAGTACCAAGCCACGAGCACAGATCGTGGTAGGATCGAACACCGAAGTTCGGCCACTTGAACGGTACGATGTCACGGGTATGGATTGCATGGATGGCGGTCTCCTTGTCTTTGATCCCAAGCTTCTCCATCAAGTTCGCGTTGCGAGAACTGAGACCGGCGGTCCATTTGTTATTCGAGGCATCCCGCTTCTTGCCGGCGGCGATGATCTGGAACACCCGTTGCTTTGAGATGTTTAACTCTGCACCGATAGCTTTGTAGGTAAGTCCCTTAACCCTGAATTCTCTTACCTTATCGATTGAATCGTTGGTTTTCATGTATGTATGTTTGAGATACTTTCTTTTTTTCTTCTTTGGTTCTTTATCTATTGCAACGGTATCTGGACCGCTCGATACCGTTTCTGTGCTTTGTGGCACTGGACGCACAGGCCGGTTTGAGTTGTGCATCCGCATCCCAAGCATGCGGCCAATTCGTGACATAACAGTTTCCATCGTTGTAGTTCCTCTATTGTTTGTTTGGTTGTTTGTTCTTGATGTTCCATACGCATGAATGCGAGATACCGTATTTCTTGGCCAACTCTCTGTAGGTGAATGTTGAGTTATCCTTTAGAATGGATTCCCGAATCTTTGCTGGAACAGCTTCCCACCGCCGGCAGATCAATGGATCAGGGGCTTTGAAGGCGGGAACTGGTCCCAACATCTTCGCCATTGACTCCTTCGTCAACCCTAATTCTTGAAGTAGACTCATTTTTAATCTACTCGCTCTTCATGGGGGTGGACTGAACGCCATTATAGGCCACTGTCTTCGGCCTATAGATGCCCACTTGTTCCGTTTCCTCGACCCAGGAAGGACCGCCGCGGACATGGAATATGCAGGAAGACATTCCGTTCCATGATTTTGTAGATGACTTGGCCGAGGTGTAGGCCGATCCGAACGTAGCGTTCAGATCGTCACTGCTCATAGCCTTAACATTGGCCCAGTCGATGTCGCCCTCGTGCCACAACTTGAATCCTAGTTCCAAAGGCGCGACTACCTCTGCGATGCCGGGGAAATGCCACGCCCACTCGTCGTGCGATGATGCATCGCCGCTCATCACGGCGTAGCACTGGTAGTTGCCCAGCGGTACGGAGCCGCTGCCCCAGTCGCAGCTCTCGCCCGGTTTGAGGACCGCGCTCCTAGTAGGATGATCGTTGCATTTGGGCTGCTCAAAAAGAGCAACAAGGACAGGGACTTCGGTCTGATTTTCGATCTTGATGTGTGTGCTCATGTTAGTAGGTGTTTGATTGTTATTCGCAGGAGAAGATGGTGTCTGACCGGACAATCCCGGCAGGCCAAGTTGGCGGTGTGGTGCAGAATGATTTGTCGATGACCAGCACCTTGTCGGTGGGCTGGATCGTGAGGTTGTCGCAGTAGGTGCGGATGAAGGTAAACTCCTTAGCTTGCGACGGGTTATCGCTGAAGCCGTCGTCCACTGGCGCGGCGGTGAAAAGGTAAGATCCGTTGACTTCTCCTCCGCAAACCTTAGCAGCGAGGTCCATGCCTCGCAGGAATGTGTATTCGATTGTGGCGAACTTCCATCCATAACAATCCCACCGCTGGGCCTGTTCGATGGCCCACTCACCTGGGTCAGTGCTGAAGGCGATGGCGTGAGGTGGTAAGCCTCGATATATGGCACCGGACTCCAGCATCACGGTGCAGCCCCAAGCGCGGCCTGGTGTTGATGATAACGAGAACCAGATAGCAGGAATCATTGCCCCGGTAGGTTCTTTCAATACGAACTTGTCTCGTACCCAGACGTACTGATGCTTAGGTAGTTCTCCAATGTGGCTAAACATATTAGCTCAGTAGGTGTTTGATGATCTGATTCCGATCTTTGATCGTCGCTCTCAAGATGCTCTCCAGAACAACGTGAGGGTTGATTGTCGCAACGTGTTTCCATTCTGGATTTCCATCGATGTGCTTGGCTGTATCCAGACTTTCTACGCGAACGATGCCGTTAAATGCGTGGACGTAGATGAATGCGGGGTTCATGCCTTCCTTACCTTCTCCCGATGTCCGCAGATCGTGCAAACGTAGGTTTTTCCGCTCTTGGAGATGACAGCCACTCGGAAGCATCGCTCGCATTGGATGGTGTTGCTCATGGCAACGGTCCTCCATTCTCCCACAGCAGCAGATCGGCGCGGAGAGCGTCGTTCTCCTGCTCTAGCTTGGTTATGATATCGCACAATCCAATAATCATTACCATGTTGGCCTCCGGTTTCTCAATCTGGTTGCGCTTGCAGATTTCAAGCCCTCGTTTCTCCGCATCCAACCCAACGTCCCGCCACGGTTCTTTGATAAAGGCGGCTATCTTAATAGTACTCACGGCTTGGCCTCCTTGGCTTTGTTCCATCTGTTGCTGGAGTAATAATCACTGCAATATTTTTCCATCTCATCCCCAGCCTCCTCCAGCCGCTTGATGCGCTCATTGGCCGCGTTAAGTCCGCGTTCGATGTCACAACCCACCTGCCAGATTTTGGCAAAGCCAGCATCAGGATGGTCTAAGAGTGCAGATTGCATTCTCGGCGTGTCGTGGATCATTTTCGTGGCGTCAGGAATATGATCGCTCATTTCGATTCCTTCCATTTAAACTGAGGTTTACCGCTTGTGTCGGCCACCCATTCGGCATGGCCTTTGATGACGGCTTCTTGTTGTACTTTATCAATTCCTCCAACAACTCCAATTCGGTTTGAAGCAAAAACAGAGATTATAACCGAAACAGCTATTGATATAATAAGAGGAGGGTTGTCTTTCATTTCGCCTTCTCCCTCGCTTTGAGCATTGCGTCGGCCAGTTGATAGGCACATTTGGAAATAGTATTAACATCAAAAGACTCGTATGCTTTCCACGCTACTGGCAACGCACCCAATGCGAATAGGTCGCGCATGGTTGGGCCATCGTTGTGTTGTATTCCCGGTGGTGTCGGAAACGCTGGTCCGCCGTCGTTGATTGTTCCTCCTTTTATTGGAAAGTTTCCGATTCCCATGTCCTCACCTCGGAAAAATACGTTGGGGTTTGGTTGGTTGCTCATTTCGATTCCTCCATCACTCCGCACGGGAGCCATGTTTTACCACCGTCGATGGAGTGTTCGTATTTTTCACACCAATCCTTTCTGTTCTCTTCGCCAGATGTGCGGTCGATCAACCAACGTGTTTTGGGGTATTCACGATTCCTCGCCTGCATTCCTAGCGGCACCTCATCCGCAGTCCACGGGCGGAGTTTAGCGGTGGGTTTGATGCGGTACTTTGTGTCGTCCCAGCCCCACCGAGGTACATAGAGCTTTACCCATATTCCGTTATACCGATGTTCCACTTCCTTCCCATCTACGAACGCCTGCATTACGCGGATGGCTTCTTTGGTTTCTTCGATGTTCATTTCGCATCCTTGTTCTTGCGATTCCTTGTCCAGTAACTGAACGCATAGTTCTTCACCTTCTTAGCCGCTTTGTGAATTTCTCCAGCCTCTTTCTTGCTGATGCTGTACACGCCGGTGCCGCTATCGATGAAGCTCTTGATTTTGTCGCTCATCGGCCACCTCCGAGTGCGTAGTGCAGCACCAGCAGGGCGTCACAGTTCTTGAGCGTGACGTCTAATTGCGGATACAACTCCTGGGCCTTGCTCTTGAGCTTGCGCTTCCATTCCGCGGAATTGGCGCATGACCGCTTTCCACCGAGTCCAAGAGGATCCTGCCAGATCTTAGGCTCCACTCGATGAAGCGCGTAACCTTGAGAGTAGGCCAGTCCTTGGACTATGCCGTAGTTCTCGTGCAGGGTTGCCACGCTTGCTGAGGGTGTGAGCTTGGACACGAACTTGGGTACCTTCTCGATCCATAGGTGACTGTCCGCCACCTTGAATCCGCTGAGGAGTTGCGCCATATCGGGCAACGACTCGGGCATTGCGAAGAGAAGGATGCCGTCCTTGGTGTGGATAGCGAACCCCCCGTTTACGCCTGGGTCACAGGCTACGATTGTTTTGTTCATTGGTTTTTGTTTGTTGAGACTTGATGGTGATTGAGTGGCCGACATAGATACCAGCGATCACGCACAGTGGCAGAAGGACTGCCATGCCCATGATAGTCAGTGCGGTGTTCATAGGATCGTGCATCCAAGTTCCTTGTAGCACCTGACCCGTTTCTTGGAGTGAGCCTGAGCCAGAGGATGGAAGGTATCCTTGAAGTCATGGATGAAGGCAGTGTCCTTTCCTGGTGCCCGCCGCAGCGCACGGCTGGCCCGCTGGATGGTTTTCTGTGCGCTTCGCCCTCCAGATACCATAATCAATGTCTCGACGTTAGGAAGGTCAAGACCCTCATCGGCCAGCGAGGTGGCGATCATGGTTCGTACGTTCCCTGCCTTGAACTCTTCCATCGCTTCGCGGCGAGCTTTCTTGGGCATCTTGGAATACACCAGTATCGATCCTTCGATCTTGCTGGCGTACATCTCGCCGAGTGTTACCCGCGGTACAAGCACCAGGGTAGGTCCAGTTGCAGATGAGGCATTGGCCAACATAATGGCGACCCCGTTCCGGAGCTTGTTGCCACAGATACCGATCTCAGTGAGTGCTTCCCAAGCGCACATGGCCCGAAGGATGGGCTGACTCACTTGCATGTACCTCTTGCGATCGGTGAACAGCCTCTCGATTTGATCATCGATCTTCTGCTGGAGATGGAGGTCAGTGGCGTCATTCATGAACACGGTGGCATGAGCGAGTACACCGGCCAGTTCATCACGGCGGATCTCGAACTGGGTATCGCGGAACATCTTACGAAGGATCTCATTGCGCTCGGGATCATCGGACCAAGGAGTCGCGTCAAAGCCGAAGCGAAGTCCTTTGCAGGACTCGATGATCTTACGCCAGGTGGTCGCCGGCGCATGCTTGGCCTCATCGACGATGATCAGGTTTTTACGGGAGAAATCTACGGAGTCATGGGGGCAACGAACCTCGACCCGTGAAGTATCGACTCCTACTGCTATGAGCGAATCGATTGCCTGCTGACAGGTCTCACGGGTAGGAGCAAGCCATCCGAAGGTCCACTCGGGCCATCGAGCAAAGTGCTTGATAATGGAGGAGGCGATGACGGTCTTGCCGCATCCAGCAGGAGCAATGATGAGTCCATCGGCTCCAGACTTAGCCCACTCGACGGCTCGTTGCTGGTAGGGACGAAGCAGAAATGCTTGCGTCGAATTGGTTTCGGGATGATCTTTGGTCTGCATAGCGTTCGTTGCGACTATGTTTGTTTGGGACTCGATCACCCCCGGGAGCTGCACCTCCCGGGGGCTTTCGTTTAGATATTAGATGGCGTCGAGATCAGCGGGCACCTTCTTCATGCGGCGCACTCGGAAGGTCGTTTGTTCGGCCCCGTGCTTGTCGGTGTACTTCTCCTCCTCGATTACGATCACGAGGGACAGACCAACGAATCCCTGAAGGAATCGGAGGAAAGCCCCTCCAATGCTAAAATCGAACTCATCTCCATCAGCGATGTTAGCTTCGGTGGCACTGATGAGGGCTTGGAGCCGCCACATCATGGTGTCCTTGAGAACGAAGCGGTCGCTGATGACTTCGCCCGCTGGCCCCTTGTAACGGAGGGTTGCGACGGCGTTGCCAGACTTGTCGAGTCCATCGTCCTTGCAGGAGTTGACGGTGACGGTGTATTCGCCGGGAGCGGCGAACGGCTTAACTTCTGCGGATGCTCTATCTACTTTGAATGTCATATTATTGTGCGTTGGTTGATGTTTGTTATTCGGACTGACGAGCCGCCCACGCGGGCAGCGAGAGTGTTTGGGTGGTGGAAGGGTAACAAGGCCAAGAGTTGAGTTCCTGGCATTCGATAAACGTGCGGAGCTGCTCGTCGATAATGGAGTTACCAAGATCGATGGCCTGCTGGTCGAGTTCGTAGCAGCAGACTCCGTAGGGTGCTTCCTTCTCGACTGCGATGAAGATGAACCGGTTGATGCCGGTGATGCGCTGATACCAAGCGGCTTGAACATGGTAGCGGAACTGAGCGCAAGACTTGGCAAAGGCCGCGGGTGAGGCGTCCTGGGTGGTCTTGAGGTCGATGATGTAATCCTTGCCGATCCCATCGATACGGGCTTTGACCTCGATGCCGGACCACTCGGCGAAGTAGGAGACCTCGGTCTTGATTCCATCCAGTAGGCCAGCGGCAGCAGGATGAGCGTGAACCGCATCGGCTGCTCCGGTGAGGTTGTTCCACTGATCTTGAGGCAGCGGGATCTGTCCGTTGTCGATGATCAGTTGGTAGTCTTCCTTGCCCTGCTTGGTGCGACGATCACCAGTGAACATCCTGTAGGTCAGAATAAAGCGTTCCGGCTCTAGGACGGCGCAATGGGCAGCGGTACCGAACTCCAGCGCGGGACTGGATTCGTTGCGGGTCTTTCCATCCTGCCAAGAGCGGAAGTGCGCGGGGGACTTACGGAACTGATCGAGACCAGACTTCGAGAGTGCCTTCGCCTCGTGGTAATCCGCGGCGGGCATGTCGTACATGATATCAACCATTGGAAACCTCCGTGGTGGCGATCTCAGGGGTGACGATGACGGCGAGCTTGCTGAGGATGAGGTCCGGCTTGGAGATGTACTTGGAAGCGACCGCATCGGGGAGATCGCGGAAGGTCTGACCATCCTGAATGCGACCGGCTTTGAGAAGCAGAGCGTTAACCTCTTGCTCGCGGTCCTCGAACAGGGCTTCAAGCTTGGCGGTGATGTCGAAGCTCTTGGTGGGAGCTACCGATACCTCGGTGAGAGCGGGGGTAAACTCCTCGGTCTCCTCCGGTGTGTAGATGCCGGCCACAACCTCTGGGGCGAGCATGCGAACCGCTTTGGATATACAACGAGCGCGGAGCATTGCGGATGGATCCTTGGCCCATCCAGACCCCGGCTTGGCGGGCAGTAAGCCGGCC